AGTGGTCCGCGGAAATGCAGTGGTCTGCGGAAATGCAGTGGTCCGCGGAAATGCAGAGGTCTGCGGAAATGCAGTGGTCCGCGGAAATGCAGTGGTCTGCGGAAATGCAGTGGTCCGCGGAAATGCATGGGTCTGCGGAAATGCAGAGGTCTGCGGAAATGCATGGGTCTGCGGAAATGCAGATTACGCTTGCATAAAAGGCTTTGGCACGGAATTTAGACACACAACATTCTACAAAACAAAAGAGGACGGAATCGGCGTTAAGTGCGGTTGTTTTAACGGAAGTTTAGAACAGTTTAGAGAACAGGTAAAGGAAACGCGCAACGGGAAAATTGCAAAAGAGTACTTAATGATTGCCGATTTGATGGAATATCATTTCGCAAGCGAGGGTTCTGACGATGAATAGCGTACTACAGAAAGAGAAAGAGTGCTTCTTTTGTAAAACAACTAGAAATTTACATAGACACCATGTCTTGTACGGAAGAAGTAATAGAAAACAATCAGAAAAGTACGGTTTTACAGTTTATTTGTGTCTGAGCCACCATACCAACGGCGGCGAGGCAGTACACCGTAACCCAAACGGACCGCTAGACAGGTATCTCAAGGAGCTGGCGCAGAAGTATTGGGAGGAGAACAACGGAACGAGGGAAGAATTTATCAAAACATTTGGGAGGAATTACCTGTGAACAAATTTAGAAATAAAAAGATTTTTACGACAGCCGGTAAGTTTGACAGTAAGAGAGAAATGCATCGTTATTTGGAACTTGTAGCGTTGCAGGAGGCAGGAGAAATCGCAGGATTAGAAAGGCAGGCTAGATACATCCTCGTTAACAGCCAACGGCGCGAGGATGGCACTGTGGAGCTCCCTGTATCATATACAGCAGATTTCCGCTACACAGACAAAGAAGGGAAAAATGTTGTTGAGGACGTAAAATCCCCGCGTACAAGAAAAAATCCAGAATATATCATCAAGAGAAAACTGATGCTTGAACGGTACGGTATCACGATCAGGGAGGTGGCGTAATGGGAAAAGTAGGGGACTCAGAAGCGAGAAAAGCGGCGGAGACTCTCGAAAAATATTGCATCGAACACGTATATTGCGATGGATGCATTTTCGATGCAGGAAATGTATGTAAAAACTGCCTACTGGCCAATAAAATGCCGTTTAACTAAATAAAACAGCTGGACACCCTCCGGGGTTAAGGATAGATACACATTACAGTAACGCGTTAACGGTTCCATGAGGAGCTATATGTCATTGATTCCTCCGGAATAAATCCGGAGGGGAAAGGAAAGAAAAATGAAAGTAGAAGAAATGAAAAAGCTTAGTATCGAAGATATAGATTTTGAGTTTATCCCTGCATCTGTTCTTCAAGACGTAGACAAGAGGATTGCAGATTGGCGAGCGGCTGGAGGGAAAGATAACGACCAATATGTGCAGCAGCAACTTAGATATTTAAAGAGAGTAGAAAAGCTTTGTAAGCAGAGTACGAATCAGGATGAGAAATAAAATGTCAGATAAAGAAATTATGCTTATCCAGAACGAAGGGGAGGGGTAAAAATGCCATACGGGCTGAAAGATGAAGATTTTGATAAAATACAAAACGAAATAGTGAGAAAACTATATGAAATACCAAGCCTTGACCGAGCTGCATTCTTGGTGGAATGCACAGAGCAGGAACTAAGGGAAGCAATGACCGAACTACGCAAAACACCCAAATCGAGGGGGAAAATTGAAGCCGTAGAAAGGGAACTGAGGAACAGAGGATACAAAAATAAAAAAACAAAGTTTTTCCCAAGCGACTTGGCGGAAAAGAGATTCGCGAGGGAGTGGACGAAAGCGTGCGGAAGAATAAGAAGGGAGAATAAAAAATGTTAGAAAACAAAGAAATTATGCTTGCCCAGAACGAAGATGGAACATTCAGACAATATGATGATAGTAACGATATCACTATCAGTTGCGAAAACGAAGAACAATGCGAGGAAGTGATAGAACTACTAAAAAGGCAGTTTAATCCAGTAAAACCGATTATCTTAGATGTATTAATTGTCGGTATTAACTGGGAATGCCCTCTGTGCGGAAAACAGGTGGTGTCAGATACAGAAAGCAGAGATAAATATTGCAGCGAATGTGGTTGTAAATTTGACTGGAGCGAGATTGACAAGTGATTGGAGGTATAAAAAACAAAATAAACAAGGCAGAGTTTGCAAAGCGGTGCAGTAGACTTGAAAGGGTACCAAAAAACATTGGGAATCAATCCGACTACACAAGCATATCAGAAAAATTTATGCAGGGTGAAATAAGTGAGGACGAATTTGTGGAGCGGTATAACCGATTGATTGAGCAGGAAGCTGAAAAACACTGGGAGCCGGTCGAACCACATGAGCATATTTAAGAGGAGAGGAAAATGAAGTTTGTTGATTTTTTTGCTGGAATCGGAGGATTTCGCAGGGGGATGGAACTGGAAGGGCATGAATGTGTTGGCTTTTGCGAATTTGACAAATTCGCGGTTGCGAGCTACACATCTATGCATCTGCTTACTCAGGAACAAAGAGAATTTTTGAGCAAAATGCCATTGAAACAGCGACAAAAAGAAATACTAAAGGAGGAATACAGAAATGGAGAATGGTACGCAAATGACATTAGAAGAGTATATGCCGGAGACATTCCAAAAGCAGATTGCTGGTGCTTCGGATTCCCGTGTCAAGACATCTCCGTCGCAGGAAAACAGCTTGGATTTCAAGGAAGCCGTTCAAGCCTGTTTTTCAGAGTTATGTACCTTGTCGGACAGCTCGAAGAAGAAAATAAACCCACTTACCTTTTCGTTGAGAACGTTAAGAATTTGCTTAGTGTTAATGGAGGGTGGGATTTCGCCAGACTGCTCATTGAAATGGAGCAGAGTGGGTATGATGCAGAATGGCAAGTGCTCAACTCCAAAGATTTCGGAGTGCCACAGAACAGAGAAAGATGTTTCATTATCGGACATCTTAGAGGCAGAGGCTCCGCAGAAGTATTTCCTGTCGAAAGAGCAGACAGAAAAGATAGTATTCAAATAATAGGCCACAGAGACGGTTACAGGAGAAATACACAAGTATTTTCGCAGGAAGGAATCACGGAAGCGTTAGACACAGCGGCCGGCGGAGGAAGAGGACATCACATTGCATTGCCGTGTTTTATTGATTTATGCAACAAAGGCTCAAAAATGACAGATCAGGCACGATGCCTGAAAGCGAGATACTACAAAGGAGCATCGAACCATGCAGGACAAGATAGCGGAATCGCGATTGAAGTCAAAGAAGCAACAAAGCAAGGTTATGCAGAATGCAGAGTGGGAATTGACAGCGTGAACTTCTCAATGCCAAACAGCAAGACAAGAAGGGGAAGAGCCGGACAAGAAATTGCCAACACACTCGACACGAGTTGCAATCCGGGAATCTTCGTTCAGGTATCGGAAGAACTGGTTGTATATGCGGTCTGGTATGAAAAATATCAATGTTACATAGCAATCAGGAAACTGACACCGAAAGAATGTTTCAGGCTGCAAGGGTGGACGGATGACTATTTTGAAAGAGCAGAGTTTGTCAATTCAGACAGCCAGTTATACAAACAAGCAGGAAATGGCGTAACTGTAAACGTAGTAAAAGCTATTGCAGAAAGGATAAAAATTGAGCAATCCTAAACACGACTGGTACGGACACGCAGTAAAGCAGGTAAAAAAATACCCAGACAAACTGATCGCAGAAAATACAGCACAGTCAGCCTTATGGATGTACGCTATTAACAAGGCGATAAAGCAGACAGAGGGAATGGACAACGGTGAGGACAGAATGAAAGCTGTGCAACTGGTGTATTTTGAGGATAGATACACGATAGCAGGGGCGGCGGATAAGCTTGGATATGCAGAAATGACTATACGCAGATGGCTTAGTGCTTTCGCCAATTTAGCCGGGAAATACGCGGGATATTAGAGAGGGGGAATTATCCCCCTCTCTTTTTTATGTTTGTCTAACGTGGCTTAAAAGATGTCGTACAATACACTTGTACGAACGAGTACTGGTAACTTTTTGTGAGACATAACCTCCTCTATCTTGTGGTAAAAAAGTGCTCTCACCCGCGTAAAAGAGAGCGCACAAGACACCTATCCCACGGTGCCTTGTGTCCCATACAGGTTGCGGGTTTACAAGTGTTTAGAGACCAGCCGCTTATTAGTCTTACCCCGGCGGCTGTTAAGGTGCAATTCCTTATACTTGTGTTTGGTTGCATTATGCAACTGGTGTAAACGATTTTTTTCATATTTTCTTTCCTTTCATATAACCCCGTAAACAATCCATTACGGGGTTATGGTTGTATTTAGGAGGTGACCCCAAAATGGGATAAGTAAATACCAGGAGTGGCTGACCAAAGAAGGGTTGCTAAAAATAGGGGGATGGGCGCGAGATGGATGCACAGACAAAGAGATCGCGGCAAACATCGGCATTAACCCAGATACCTTGTATACATGGAAGAAAAAATTTCCGATTTTAGCCGATACCTTAAAAAAGGGAAAAGATGTTGTGGATAGGCAGGTAGAAAAAAGCCTGTTACAACGGGCGCTAGGATACAGCTACGAGGAGACGAGTGAAAAGTACGAAGGCGGAGAAATGACGGAACGAAAAGTAACAAAGAAGCACATTCCGCCGGATACAACGGCACAGATATTTTGGCTAAAGAACAGGAAGCCAGAACAATGGAGAGATAAGCCACAGTCAGAGAGTGCAAGTGATAAAGCACTAGCAAAAGCTATTGAGATTCTTGGGGGTGTCGATAGTGCCATTGACTAGCAAGCAGGCAGAATACCTGCAAGGCTGTAATCACCGTTGGAACGTAAAGACCGGGGCGACAGGTTCCGGGAAATCCTTTGTTGACTACGCAATCGTAATTCCTCAACGCCTGACGCATCTAAAAGGATTAGGCTTGGCTGTGATGTTGGGAAACACTAGAGGCACGCTACAACGTAACATACTTGACCCCATGCGAGAGATATGGGGCGAGGAGTTAGTTGGCGAGATACGCAGCGACAACACAGTACAGCTATTTGGCAAAAAGGTATATGCATTAGGCGCAGACAATAAGAAACACGTTGCAAGAATACAGGGAGCGACGATTGAGTACGCTTATGGCGACGAAGTGACGACGTGGAATCAAGAAGTTTTCGAGATGTTAAAATCTCGTCTCAGGACATCGCACAGTCATTTTGATGGGACGTGCAACCCGGCGGGACCGAAGCACTGGTTTAAAAGTTTTCTGGATTCGGATGCCGATATATTTCAACAGGCTTACAACATACATGATGGCTGCCTGCCTCCAGCGGTAGTAGACGAGCTAATAAAAGAGTACTCCGGGACACACAGGTATCAACGCTACATACTGGGAAACTGGGCAGTGGCAGAAGGTCTTGTATACGATATGTTTTCGGAGGAAAGGCACGTCTGCAAAGCAGAGACTAGCGGAGAGATAATTGTTAGCTCCGACTTTGGCATGCAGAACGCTACCGTCTTCCTCGTCTGGCAGAAAAGAGTGGATACCGGCAACTGGCACTGTATAAAAGAGTACTACTATTCAGGCAGGGAGAACAACCGAATGAAGCCGGTTAGCGAGTTAGTAAAAGGACTAGAGGACACACTAAACGGGCAGAAAGATGATTTGGTCATTGTTGACCCATCCGCCGCCGCTCTCATCGTGGAGTTACGCAGTAAAGGGCACAAGGTTAAAAAGGCAGATAACACTGTTAACGATGGGATAGCAGACGTTGAGACGATGTTGACACAAGACAAATTATCGTTTGACCCGTCTTGCACGCACACAATCGAGGAGTTTGGCATCTATGCGTGGGACCCAACAGCGGCGGATAAAGGCAGGGATGCAGTTATAAAACAGTCAGATCACGCAATGGATGCTATCAGGTATTTTGTAAAAACAAAAAAACTCGTCAAGCGCAGCCAATCGAGACATTACAAATCAATTCTAGGGTGATAACAATGTATCTATCATATCAAGATTTTGTTGCCGCAAAAGATAAAGGGCAATTTATAAATCAGTTTATAAAATTCCACGAGAGCACAGGAGCATATAAAGAAGCGTTAAGGGCGGACAAGTATGACGCACAGGAAAACGAGACTATCTTGCAATTTCAGCGTGTTTATTACACTCTGCTAGGCCAAAAAAAGATAGATAATTTTTCGTCTAACGCACAGATATGCTCTAATTTCTTTCACAAATTAAATACACAGCGTTGTTCATACAGCCTAGGCAATGGCGTGTTTTTTAACGATATGAGCGTTAAAGATAAGCTAGGCAAACAGTTTGACAGGAGAATCAAAGAGGCGGCATACAACGCATTAATCCATGGCCAGTCCTTTTTATTTTGGAATGTAGACCACGTGCACGAATTTCCCTTTACGCAGTTCGCCCCGATGTGGGATGAGGACACAGGGGCGTTGATGGCAGGTATAAGATTCTGGCAGTTGGACGAACAGAAACCGTTTAAGGTTGTACTGTACGAGGTAGATGGCTACACAACCTACAGCGCAGAAAGTAAATTTGGGGAATTAAAAGAGACCGCTCCCAAGCGGGCATACAGACAGAGAATCGAGACCGCAAACAATTTGGAACCCGAAATTATCGGGGAAGAAAATTATAGCAGTCTCCCTATCGTGCCGATGTTTGGGAATAAACGACATATAAGCACTCTGAGAGGGATGCAGTCAAAGATTGATGCATATGACGCAGTACAAAGTGGTTTTGCCAATGATCTAGACGACTGCGCACAGATGTATTGGCTCATTTCTAACGCTGACGGTATGGCAGACGACGAGTTAGCAGAGTTTAGAGACCGGCTCAAGTTTCAACACATCGCAAAGGCTGAGGAGGGGCAGGTACAGGCATACACGCAAGAACCGCCATATACGGCCAGAAAAGAGTTTCTCACGCAGATGCGTTCAGAAATTTATGAGGACTTCGGGGCGTTGGACGTACACGCCATAGCCGCCGGAGCAACAAACGACCATATCGACGCGGCGTATCAACCATTAGACGATAATGCAGATGATTTTGAGTACTTTGTCGGCGATGCGATTGAGAAGATTCTTGAGCTTGCGGGGATTGATGACGAGCCGCAATTTAAGCGGAACAGAATCAGTAACGAGAAAGAGCGTACAGATATGATTCTTGAGGCGGCAAATTATCTGGATGAAGAAACCATCCTGAAAAAATTACCATTTGTCGCACCAGAGGAAGTGCCGGACATCCTTGCAAAGTTGGACGAAGAATCATATAACCGCTACACAGAGCCACCTGAACCAGATGCTCCGGAAGATAACCCAGAAGGGGATGAATAAATATGTATCCATCCGACAAGTGGACAGAGCAGGAACTGCAAAAGTTAGAAAAACGGCTGACAGACGTATATAAACAGGCTGAAAAGGAACTTGACGGCAAAGCGAGAAATTATTTTAAACAATTTGCCAACCGATATGCCAAAGAATATGCGGCATACCAGGCAGGAAAGTACACCAAGAAAGAGTTTGAAGCATGGTTGATGAACCAGTATGGCAGAGGGCAGAGGTGGGAAGCACTGCGCGAGGACATGGCGCGGCGGCTGGCAGAATCAAACCAGATTGCCGCGGCGTATATCAACGAAAAGACCCCCCTTGTTATTGCCCTTAATCGCAATTTTGAGGCATACATGATTAAATCTCTTATACCTGACAGACGGATAAAAGAAATTGGAGATATTGCTTTTAATTTAGTTGACGAACACACAGTTAAACAGCTGACGGTCAGAAAACAAAAGATTCTTCCGCCTCGAAGGATACTAAAAAGCAAGGATGTGCATTGGAACAAGAAGAAATTGCAAAATGCACTACTACAAGGAATTTTACAGGGCGACAGCATAAAAAAGCTCGCGGGGCGATTTCGGGACGTTACAGGCATGAATCATACTGCCGCAATTAGAAACGCCCGCACAGCGTTTACAGGAGCGCAGAACGGGGGCAGGCAGGCAGCATACGAGGAAGCCTACCAGATGGGGATTGATGTAGTGAAACACTGGACAGCAACAAAGGACTTGAGGACACGAGACAGCCACAGGGCGTTAGATGGCGAAGAAGTACCGTTTAACATGGCGTACTCAAACGGTCTTATGCATCCGGGAGACCCGAGTGGAATTCCGGCGGAAGTTTATAACTGTCGCTGCACACAAAGAACTGCACTGCCTACCGAACTGACACAACCACGAATGATACGTGTTAAAAATCTGGAAACAGGCAGAAACGAAGTCGTAGAAGACATGACCTATTACGAATGGTTAGCAACGCAAAGGGGGCGGATATGATGGCGGATATTGATGTTGTAAGCCATGTAGATGAGGTAATTTTAAAAACCACTATGGCACTTGCAAGGGCGTTAGAACAGGCAGGAGCCGCCGCGGAGGGGCACGCAAAAGACCTTTGCCCGGTCGATACAGGCGCATTGAGAAACAGTATTACGCACAAGACCGACTTGGAAAATCTCACTGAGATAATAGGTAGCAACGAAGAATATGCCGCCTATGTAGAACTGGGAACTGGCGTGTATTACAAGGGAGGACGAAAGACTCCATGGACTTATCAGGATGATAAAGGACGGTGGCATATCACAAACGGTCAGAGGGCGCAGCCGTATTTAAAACCAGCGGCGGCAAATTACGCAAAAGAATACACAGCAATCATTGCAGACGAATTAAAAGGAGCGATGGGATAATGAACAGATTGTCTTTGCTCGTCAAGGCAAGAGAAACGGCAGAGTATTTTACTGATAAAAAATTTAAATACTCTCAGGGCGTGGCGAATAGCTGGGCAGGCGCAAAGAAGAAAAAGGTAAGCAACTGTGCGTCATTTGTATGCTATTGCCTACAGCAATTAGGCATCCTCAAACCGGGGCAATTGTTTTATTGCAACAGGAACGGAGCAGTTGTCTATAAGGGCACAGGAACAAAAGCGGCTGTATCAAAACGATATAGATTGATAAAAGTAAATAAATTACCCCGGGATTATAAAAACAAATTAAAACCGGGAGACATTTGCTTTTACCGTCTACATACCAATATTTTCGCAGGGATAAACGAGAGCAATAAAATGGTGTGGTGGGATGCCGGAAAGGCTAGCACTAACACAGGAAAAGCAGGCGGAACATACAAAAAGATACACAGAATCATCAACGGAAAACAGAAGATTTTATATGTGTTGAGATGGAAAGGGTGAGGGAATGACGCAGAAGAAAATTATTGACGTGTCGGTATACAACGGCACAATCGACTGGAAAAAAGTAAAGAAATATGGTTGCGATGGTGCGATCATTAAGATTATCCGCAAGGATTTGGGTAAAGATAAAAAATTTGAGGAGAACTATAAAAAGTGTGAGAAATTAGGTATCTCATGGGGTGTGTATAACTACACATACGCAACCACAACGGCGAAAGCTAAGGCAGACATGGAACTTGTATGCGACATCCTCGACAAGGCCAGCAAGAAACATTTTAAATATGGAATTTGGTTTGATATCGAGGATAAAGTGCAGGCAAGGCTAAGCAAAGCAAAGATTGCTGAGATTATCAACGCGGCACAGACTGTCGTTGAGTCAAGAGGGTATAAATTCGGCGTTTACACCGGGATGTCGTATTTTGCGGAGCATATTGATAAAAACAAAGTTAAGTGTAAAAACTGGTGGATTGCACGTTATTACAAAGGCTATAACCGCATGGCATTTAAGGCGACACCGAACAAATCTTACAAGCCTGCAAACGTAGATGATCTTATGGCGTGGCAGTATACCAGCTCTGGCGTATTTCCGACCAAGGTTTCAACCGGCAACGGCGGAAATTTTGATTTAAATATTTTGTATCATGACTTCCCAGCAAAGGCGCAGAAGGAAGAAACAACGAAAGAGGTTAAATACACTGGGAAATTCCCTAAATTGCCACCAAGAGGCTACTATGCGTTTTTAGACGGTATTACAGTGCTGAAAAACACAAGAGGGGAAATTGAAAAATTACAGAAGTTTTTAAACTGGGCTATCGGTTCAAAATTAGATACTGACGGCAAATATGGAGAAAAGACAGAAGATGCGGTAGACGTTTTTCAGTCGAGATGTAAATTAAAAATTGACGGCAAATTTGGAGCAAAATCCCTCAAAGCCGCAAAAACATTTAGAAAGTAATCGCGAAGTACTGCGATTTACATATAAAGTCATTTAGGGAAAGAAATCCCTCAAAGAAAAGGAGCAATCAAATGGCATTAACAAGAGCTTTTTTAAAGAGCATGACACTTACAGACGAACAGGTTTCCGCAATTATCGAAGAGCACTCTGCAACCGTTACGGGTCTCAAGGGTGAGATCACTAAATACAAAGAAGACGCAGAGAAAGTTCCAGACCTCCAGAAGAAATTGGAGGACTACGAAAAGGATGATTGGAAAGGCAAGTACGAGAAAGAACACGCAGACTTTGAAGGTTACAAAGCCGAACAGGACAAGAAAGCGTCCTACAATGCGAAAGAAGCCGCATACAAAAAGATGCTTGAAGATTCCGGCGTGTCCAGCAAAGTAATTAACCTTGCCCTGAAAGCATCAAAAGAGACTATTGATAATTTAAAAATCGGAACTGACGGCAAATTTGAGAATGCAGCAGAAGTAGAAAAAGGCATCAAAGAAGCGTATGCCGACTACATCACAACTGAAACGACTCAGGGTGCTAACGTATCGAACCCACCGGGAGGAGAACCGGGGAAAATGACCAAGAAAGAAATCATGGAAATTAAAGACGCAGGCGAACGTCAGAAAGCGATTGCGGAAAATCACGAACTTTTTGGATTTTGAAAGGAGTAGACAATGCCAGGAGTAACCACTAGTACTGTATTAAATACAGATAGCGCTCTCAAAGCGAGAGAAATTGATTTTGTAACAAGATTTGACAAAAATTGGGATGCATTAAGAACTATCTTAGGAATCTTTAAGCCCATCAGAAAAGAGCCGGGCACTAGCTTAGTAACCTATGAAGCACAGATGAAAGATGAAACCTTACAGGGCGGCGCAAGTGTGGGCGAGGGAGAAGCAATCCCTTTTACACAGTTTAAGGTTGTAGAAAGTAAAAGGGAAGATATTGTCGTAGAAAAATACGCCAAATCTTTATCCCTTGAATCTGTGTCAAAATGGGGCGCAGCAGTCGCGATTGAAAAGACAGATGATGCCTTTATGGTTGAGCTGCAGAACAAGGTTTTAAAAGATTTTTACACATTTTTAAAAACTGGAACATTAAAAGGAACTCAGAAAAAATGGCAGAAAGCACTTGCAATCGCAAAAGGTGCTGTACTCAACAAATTTGCAGGGATGAACAGAAACGTAACCGAAGTCGTAGGCTTTGCAAATGTAATGGATTTTTATGACTGGTTAGGTGACAAAGAAATTACTGTGCAGACAATGTTTGGTTTGCAGTATATCAAAGATTTCTTTGGCTTCTCTACACTGTTCCTTCTCCCTGACGACTATATTCCAGCAAAAACCGTCATCGCAACGCCTGTGGAAAATATTGATTTATATTATATCGATCCCGGCGACAGCGATTTTAAAAAGCTTGGGCTGGACTATACAACATCTGGTGAAACAAATCTTATTGGATTCCACGCAGGCGGCAACTATACAAACGCCACAGGCGAAACATACGCCATTATGGGGATGAAACTGTGGGCAGAATACCTTGACGGTGTTTGCGTAGTTACTGTCGGAACTACAGAAACTATCCCAGAAGTATCAAGCGCCGTTTCGAAAGTAAGTTCGAACGGAAAATAAAAAGGGGTTGATTGAGTGCTTTATGAAATCATGAATCACATTCACAATTTCTTCCCGGTAAAGGGGGCGGCGATCACAGGCAAAATAACAATCGGGGAATGGCTTTTTGACACGCATATAGATGCAACAGCAGATGCCAAAGACCTGCGTTATTCTGCTACCGCGATTCGCCTCCCGCTACAGGACGGGCAGTATTATTTAATAAGCGGCTCTATCTTTAACGACGGGGTTTATCAGTATCACAAGGGCAATACTGCCCCGTTACAGGAGGAGACGTTTGACGGTGTAGTGGTTCCGCTGGCTATCCCTAAACCGTTTTTATCTCTGGTGGACGAAATCAGCGAGTGGCAGGCGAAAAACGGCAATTTAGGAGCGTATCAGTCGGAGTCATTTGGTGGCTACTCGTACAGTAGGGCAACAAACAGTAAAGGCGAGACCTACACGTGGCAAGATGCCTTTAGGGCACGTTTGAATCCATGGAGGAAAATGGCATGAGTTTAATTAGTGAATTTTTACAAGATTGCATACTCATGGATAAAAAGCGCACTTCTGACGGCGAGGGTGGATTTATCACTGAGTGGGTCGAAGGTGTTAAAATACAGGCGGCCATTGTCCGCGACACCTCCATGTCTGCCAGAGTGGCGGAAAAAGAGGGTGTAACAGCAACATATACAATCACTACAGCTAAAACAGTAAAGCTAGGCTATCATGATGTATTAAAAACAAAAGACGGGAAAATTTTTAGAGTTACATCAAATGCGGGAGAAAAAGAAACTCCTGCATCATCCAATTTGGATATAGCACAGGTCATGGCGGAAAAGTGGGAGTTAACGTCATGACCCCAACAGCGGCACTATATCAATTTTGGTCATCCTTCGGCATAACTGCATATCCGTCTAACAGAGTGCCGGAGGACACCGCATTCCCTTTTATCACATACGAACCAATTACAGCAAACTGGTGGACGGGCACAGCCGCCGCCAGTGCCGTAAATGTCTGGTACCACACAGAATCTGAGGCAGTCCCAAACAAAAAAGCAAAAGAAATCAGTGATAGATTGCAAGGAGGCACTACGGTAAAATGCGATGATGGATTTATTTTCCTGTCGCAGGACCAGCCGTGGACTCCTTTGGTCGATGAGGCCGACTCGTCAATAGTACGCAGATACACAGTAATAACTATGCAATTTATAACTATTTAACGAGGTGAGTAAATGAAGTATACGCAGGTTCCTTCTGACCTTTTTAAAAAAATACAGATTAACGCCGGTATTATTGCATCGACTTTTGAGCCGGAAACGGGCACCATAACAGCAACTAACATCCTCATGGCAACCAGCGGCGGTTGTAGTTTTAGCGCAGAGCCGTCCTTTACGGATTTCGGGGAAGATATTGACAACGTGCCTAAAAATACGATGGAACTCAAAGAAATTGAATCTATTGAGGTAAAGTTATCAGGTACAGCTGTTACTATGGATACCACACAGGCTAAAAGTTTTATGGCGGCGGCAGACGTAGCAGGAAACAAAGTAACACCAAGGGCAGATTTAAAGGCAGAAGATTTTAAGGATATTTGGTGGATAGGTGACTATTCGGACGAAAATTCCGGGGATTCCGCCGGATTTATCGCGATCAAAATTATGAACGCCCTCTCAACGGGCGGATTTAAGATTAAATCAGAGGATAAATCTAAAGGAAATTTTGATTTTGAATATACAGGGCACTACAGCATTAAGAACGCAGAGACAGTACCTTACGAAGTTTATATCAAAACAGGCGAAGCGGCGTAGGAGGTAAAGCATGAGATTATCAGAATTAACAGCAGAACAGGGTTTAGAAGCGATTGCGAACTCTCTTGAGCATATCGGAAACATTGCAGACGATGATGACGCGCTTAAGCTGTGTCAGGAACTTGTGCCGCGGGAAGGTGAGAAATACATCAAGGTCTTTGCTAGAGGCGCTAAAACAGCCCCTAAGCTGTTGAAAACACACAAAGATGATGTAATCGGGATTCTAGCGGCATTTGAACTGCAGACGGTTGAAGAATACAAGAAAAAGCATAAATTAATGGACGTTATCAAAGGCATGGTTGACCTTGTCAACGAACCGGAGGTGCGTCAGCTTTTTTTCTCAGCGCCAACAGGCGAAACCGGCGAACCCTCTGGCGATGCGCAGGAGAATACAGAGGAAGAAGCATAAAGGGATTCTTACTGTACGTCAAGGCTAAGATTTTAGACGACACAGAGGAATTAATTTACAAACGATATATGGCTGACGGGCTGAAATATGTAACCGAAAGCATTTCGCAGGCGTTCGGCGGGAAATATCTCTATGTATCATTTTTTGATTTGATTAATAGCGATAAAAAGCAAACAGTAACAAAGACTGGCGAAGAAATAGCCGCAGACGTCATTAAAAAAGCCGGATTGGTGGTGGAATAATTGAATGTAATGGAATTGTTTGTCACTCTGGCAATCAAAGACAACGCATACAAGGAGGGCTTAAAAGACGCAGAAGGTAACGCCAGCTCGTCCACATCAAAAATCGGCGGAGCATTTAAAACAGTCGGGAAAGTAGCTAAAACAGCTATGGTGGCTGGTTCTGCCGCCGCCGTTGCATTTACAAAAACATCAATAGATGCCGGAATGAATTTTGATACTGCGATGTCTCAGGTAGCAGCTACCATGGGAACAACCGTAGACAAAATAGGGAACATCAAAGCCAAGGCTGAGGAAATGGGGCGTACAACAAAGTACACCGCAACAGAAGCAGCGGAAGGAATGAACATCCTTGCCCAAGCCGGCTTATCGGCTGACGAACAGATTAGCGGCATCGGAACGGTACTTAATCTTGCCTCTGCCGGTGCTATGAGTCTAGAAGAATCGGCATCATATACCGCAGGTGCGGTAAAGGGCTTTAGAGACTCAATGAGTAACGCATCCTACTATGCCGATTTGATGGCAAAAGGCGCTACTCTTGCTAATACGGGCGTAAGAGGTCTTGGAGAGGCTTTCTCAGGCTCTGCCGCCACAGCGAAAAACTACGGCCAAGCGGCGGACAGTGTCACGCTTTCCTTGCTCCGCTTGGCAGAGCAGAACGTAACAGGCTCTGAGGCATCTACGGCGTTAAATAGGGCAATGGCAGACCTATATACTCCGACTGATAACGCATCAAAAGCTTTAGACCAGTTAGGGGTATCCGCCTATAAATCAAACGGAGAAGCAAAAGATTTTAACGACCTCGTAGACGAGCTTAATGGCTCTTTGCAGGGTATGACAGCGGAACAAAAAAACAATGCCCTTGCAACGATTTTTACAACGCAAGGCTTACAGGCTTTTAACAAAATGACCGCATCAAGTGATGCGACTGTGCAAAAATTTTGGAAAGGAATACAGGATTCTTCCGGCTCCGCGGCACAGCAGGCGGCTACACAGTTAGATAACTTGCAGGGTGATATAACTTTGCTGTCTAGTGCCACAGAAGGTTTACAGCTTGCCTTTTACAATACTTTTTCGGGTACTATCCGCGGTGCCATCAAAGGTATAACAAGCGAGGTTAGTGGATTAGCTGAGGCGATGGAATCCGGCGGCATAAGTGGCGCTCTTTCCAAACTGGCGCAAGATGCGATTAATTTTAGTGGTCAGTTGCCGGGGCTGACAAAAATCGGCGGCGACCTCATAAACGGTTTAATTTCGAGCGTTACTCAAAATTCTGGCAGTATTACAACTGCTGTCAGCCAACTTTTAAATAATCTTGCCTCTACGATTTCCACAGGGTTAAATGTATTTACATCGGTCGGAGTTAATTTGCTAACGACTATCGCTAGCGGTATGACTCAGGGCATCCCAACCTTTTTGGGGCAGGCATTGCCAATGCTAGCACAATTCACGGAGTCTTTGAGGGGCAACGCAGGAAAGTTGATAAATGCAGGCCTGACACTTATCCAGAATATCGCGCAAGGGCTGATTAACTCTATTCCTGTACTGATTGCATATGTACCTACAATCATAACAAATTTAGCTGGTATTATTAACGACAATGCACCGAAAATCCTCGCAACGGGAATAACAATCATAACAAATTTAGCAATGGGATTAGTTCGTGCGATTCCGTTGTTAATTGCTAATTTACCGAGGATTATCACAGCAATCGTAAGTGTGTTTACAGCGTTTAACTGGTTTTCACTTGGTAAAAACATTGTTACCGGCATAATAAAAGGGGTCAAAAATCTCCCATCACTCTTAAAAACTGCCGCCAAAAATGCTGTAAACGGATTTAAAGGGGCGTTTAGGGGCAACGGCATTTTATCCGCTGTAAAGGGGGCGTTTACTAAGATACCATCAGCTGTTAAAAGTATCTTTACTAAGGCAGTATCCCTTGTAAAAAGCTTTCCTGGACGATTTAAGAGTGCCTTAAAGTTTAGCTGGTCTCTTCCACACCTAAACCTACCACACCTGAGCGTTTCTGGTGGTAAGGCTCCGTTTGGAATCGGCGGAAAGGGTTCTCTGCCATCGTTCCACATTAGCTGGTATAAAAAGGCTATGGAAAGCCCATATGTATTTTCTGATGCTACCCTGTTTGGAGCAGGAGAAGCAGGAGACGAGATGTTGTACGGTCGTAGCAGACTGATGAGTGATATCAAAGAGGCAACACAGGGAACGAAAAACGACATAACTATTAACGTAACTGTAAACGGTGCAGATAATCCGGAAGAATGGGGAAGAAGAATGGCAAGTGAGCTTAGAAGGCAGGTGAAAATGGCATAATGGCAAAGAAAAAGAAAAAGTCTGCTGCTCCCAGCGGTCTGTCTATATCTAGGGACAATCTGAAATTTACAATATCTTGGAAGATACCGGCGAAAAAATATGAGGATGGGCAGTGGCTGTGGTACCGCCTACATACAAAAAATGCCGGTGCTTCTAAGTGGGATTGGACAAACTGGAAAGAAATAGATGTGGGAAAATCAGCAACAAAAAAAACAGTAGCACTTGATGCAAAAAATTATTATCCTGTCTCATCAAAATTATTAAATGCAATAGAGTTTAAGGTAAAGGGCAAAACAAAAAGTGATAAAAAGCATACCTATACAGCCACACATTCCACAAAAACATTTACCATTTATGCACCAAATGCCCCTTCCGTTTCTTATTCTCTTGATGATACTGGCGCAAATAAAGGTACATTTACTTGGAATACCTCATACGAGGCAAATGATGCAAGGCATTTTGCAAAAACGCAGGTGCAGACCGCATTAATGACAAACTATAGGGGTGCCATTGCAAACGCTCGTTTTGCCAATTCGCCCTATACAGGGGCTTCTGGCACGTGGGAAATAACAGAGGATGGTTCCCCAACGCAGAGTATGACATTTTGCCGTATTGTAAGGGTAAAATCAAGGGGATGCGCTGGAGATTCTGGTTGGGGCTATGCGTACCATTATTACAGCATCCCGGAACGCCCAAACATACAGAGTACAGGGAGCAAAGAGATAGGCTCCTCTAGCCGCTATGTATGGGCAAACTGGGTGCAGGCATCACCACAAGACCGCCCTGTGGATTCCATGGAACTGCAATATGCCATAGACACGCCGGAAAGCGGAGAGAGGTATACTGGCACATCATGGAGCACAGGAGTAACTGTTGCGTACCATGATTATACAGTGTCAGCAGATTTTAACACAGACGACGGCATAGCGGAAGACCAGATCATGTGGACAAGGGTGCAAAGTACGCACGATAAAAAATATGCATACTCTGAGCCACGAGTAGCGGCGCGAGGGGCTTTAAAATCCCCGTCATTTGATACAGTATCGGCAACAGGAACAACACTTACCATCAATGGCATTGAGCGAAAGACAGAAGTTTCCGATGCTAAGACAGCCATCTGGATGAAAATAGACAACGAAGAAAAGGGCATTATTGCAATTACAGATAAAGAAGGAACGATCACAGTTACGTGTCCGGATGTTTCCGGCGGCACTGAATACCAGATTGCCCTCAAGAATTTTACCGGAACTTCTGCACCTCAAAACGGAGCATCTGGCATCACCTACAAACTTAGCCCCCTCATGCAGTCAGGGTGGATTTACTCAGAGACAAGAAAAATTGCGGTTCCGCCGAAAAATATAACTGCAATGGCGGTAGCATCTGATACCGTAGAATTAACATGGGACTGGTCGTGGAAAAATGCGGATGCGGCTACCATATCATGGGCAGACCATGAGGACGCATGGATTAGTACGGATGCCCCAACCAGTTATGACGTGGAGGACAGGGAAACAACGTGGCACATCGGGTCCCTGGAATCGGCAAAAACATATTATTTCCGCGTAAGATTGCGGGATACGTCCGGGGATGAGGAAGTGTTATCTCCTTGGTCCGATACGGTTTCCGTATCTCTAAGCGAGACCCCAACGACTCCTACGCTTGCAACAACAGAAAATTATCTTGCCATGGACGATATAGTTATTTGCAGTGTCGGCTACACCGGAAACAGCAAAGCGAGCATAAAAATAGCAGAAGCGGTTAACGATGAGCCAGTTAAAGGCAAAGATGGAAACGTTGTGGTTTTAATGATGTCTTCCGGCATGGAGACATTATCGGAAACGATTGAAAACATTAATAAAATCTATACTGCAAGTGGTCTTTTGAGCAATCTGTGGAATGTAGGAGAAATCCATTATTTAAAAGCAATGGTTACAGCACAGGGAGGTAAAGAGGGGGCATGGTCAGATTCTGTGGCTGTCGAAATTGTTGCAAAACCTACAATAGACAGCGTTGCAACGAATCTCGTCTCGGAAACAACGGCATATAATTCTGGCGATGTTACCACAGAGGCAGCCGACCAGACAGTACCGGAATCATCGGAAGGCACAACAAACTACCTAGAGCAGCTACCACTAACAATAGCCCCTTCCTTCGGGAATTCTGCTGGCACATCAAAAGTAACGATTATCAGGGACGAGGATTATTATATTCTGCGCCCGGACGGATTAAAGGAACAGCATTTTGCCGGCGAAATTATTGCCAGTTTTACCGGTAGTGAAACAGATAACTACAGTATTGCCTTGGGCGACCTGATCGGGCAGATGGATGACGGTGCAAGGTACAGCATACAGATTGCATTTACAGATATTTATGACCATGTGGCAGAAAAAAAGATACCGTTTGTTGTGCGGTGGAAACACCAGCCGGAAGTACCAACGGCCACTGTAAATACGATTGCAGACAACAAAACAGCGAGTATTGTTGTTGCTAAACCAACTACATATGCTGATGGGGATACATTTGACTTGTATCGGATGAGCGTAGACAGAGCGGAATTGATTCTGGAGAATGGAATCTATGGCCAGAAATATGTTGACCCATACCCGGCGTTAAATGAGTATGGCGGCATACTGGTTGTAAATAAAACCGCCAACGGTGACTATATAACAGCAGATAGCTCGTTTGCGTGGTTATACAACGAATTTTCGATAGCCCATAAAAAGGCAATCATTGATTTTGACGGTGAATCTATCGAAATCCAATATAACCTTGATTTAGATAACTCATGGGATAAAGATTTTGAGAGGACAGTATACCTCGGGGGCTCTGTGCAAGGCGACTGGAACCCTGCAGTCACTCGTGATTTAAAAATTGATGTAGTAAGTATCTCACTGACAGAACCAACGATGATTGAGCAAATGAGACGCCTCGCAACGCATCCCGGAATATGCCACGTTAGGACGCCGGACGGTTCGTCATTTTCCTGTGATATACAGGTATCGGAGAAAAAAGACCACGATAATAAAATGCGGACAGATTTCTCGCTAACGATTAAAAAAGTAGATTCGGAAGAACTGGATGCTGTGACGGAAGAACAGTGGAGCGCAGAGCATCCTAATGAGGTGGCGTGATGGATTGGAGCAAAGGATTTTCAGCAAGATATATTTTAACAACAGTTGACCCCAAGACGTGGACAGACCAGAAAGAATTTGAATTTACTGAGGGTAGTATTGACCGTGACAGTACGTCAGATTTAAGGGAATCTGCATCTATTACAATGACAGAAAAGATAACAGACAATGAGTGTTGGGTCCGCATTTACCTGCAAGCCAGACAGGGAGGGTCAGGAGCAAAAGTAGCACTGTTTACTGGCCTGACTGCCTTTCCGGAAAGAAAACTTGATGGCGTGAGAGAGACTTACAATATTGACTGCTATTCCGTTCTCAAGCCGGCAGATGATGTGATCTTGCCGCGTGGCTATTATGCACCAGCCGGTAGCGGAGCAAAACAGATTAAAAATCTGCTCAATGATTGCATCCCTGCCCCCGTGTATGTCGAGGGAACATCCCCTATTACCACAGATAATATTGTTGCTGAGGACGGGGAAACAAGGCTCACAATGGCGCTGCATATTTTAGACGCTATTGGCTGGCGGATGCGAATACTTGGCGATGGAAGTATTGTTATCTGTGCAAATGATAATAATAGCAGTCTTACAGTGGGAATTAACGCAAACGACATAATAGAGTGTGATGTAACGGACACATTTAACTGGTATGACACACCTAACTGTTTTATGGCAATACATGACGATTACGGCGCAGCCATCGCAAGGGACGACAGTCCGGATAGTTATTTATCAACTGTCAGTCGGGGCAGGGAAGTGTGGAAATCAGAAACAGGCGTTGAATTATCCTCTGGGGAAAACATAGCAGCATACGCTGTTAGAAAGCTAAAGGAATTGCAGAATCCTGCCAGAACGATACAGTATAGCCGGCGGTTTTTTGAGGATGTACTTCTGGGCGATGCGGTCTTTTTGAATTATCCGCGACATAATCTTACCGGAAAATTTAGGATAACATCACAATCGTTGTCCCTGGAACATGGTTGCCGCACAAAGGAAGAGGTGGAAAGCATTGAATGAGTTTGTAAAAGAGATTGCCTCGGCAATGAAGCAAAGCAAAACAAAAGCATATGATACAGTTGCGGAAGTCCTTCGGGTTGACGAAAAAACGGCATATGTCCACATTGACGGCGGAGCAGACGAAACCCCCGCACAGATGGCTATTAATTGTAAAGCAGGGGATAGCGTAAAAATACGTGTTTCTGGTGGAAGAGCATGGCTCACTGGAAATCTCACATCTCCACCAACGGATGATACAGCCGCAAATAAAGCGAATAAGACAGCTACTAAGGTAAAAAAATCCTATGAGAACTTTAAATATGCTACTGAGGAAAATTTTAATAGTCAGGAAGCTAAGATATCAGAGGCTGCTAAAGTTGCAACTAACTTCATGAAATATATAGATGGATTGGGGTTAATAGTTGGTGATATGCGAGGAGATACCCTCGGCCAAAATACATTATTAGACAGCAACGGGATGGCGGTGCGAAACGGTAGAAATGAAATTGTACGGTTTGGTACAGCGCCTATCGTGATTACCAACACGGACGGCGATAAAACTTATGACGGTTTCGGTTCTGTCATGCAATCCGACCGCAACATCGTTGTTTCTACACAACAAACAAATGATCCAGACGACATCCATGGCGGCGGCAAGGCGGCTCTAGAATTGTATTACGATAAAACCAAGGACACCACAGGACTTTCATTAACCGTCAAAGAGGGTTCGACGTATAGCGACCTGTATGAGTCTATGGGAACTGGGATATATGTTGATAACAACCACATACAAATTGTATCTAATGACGTAGAGTCTATATTAGGTGTAAATAAAATCCTGTGGGATGCTAACAGCGTAGGATACTGGATGATTGCGGAGCATAAATTTACACTAAATGAGCCAATATCAATGCAACCGACCGGTGCAGTATTTGTTTGGAGCCACTATAGTAATGGTGCTGTTGATAATTGGTGGTGGACAACGTTTTTTGTACCTAAACAGCACGTTGCCTGGAGACCGGGCGATGGCATGTTGATGAGCAATCCGTATTACGGATTAAACAAATACATATATATAGGCGATACATTTATACAGGGCGCTGGCGTGAATCAATCTAACGCTGCACAAAACGGAATACCCGTTAACAATCAAGGCTTTGTACTAAGATATGTGTTAGGAGTGTAATTATGGAAGAATATTATATTGGATACGTATTTGATGGTCTATACCCACCAGAAGCCGCACAGTGGTGCAATGATAATGGTACGTGCCACATCGAAAAAAACAAAGAAGGAAAGTATGAAATCGTTGAGAACGTTGACCGAGAAGAACCGGAATACATATTTAACGATGACGCACCATCTATATCAGAACTGAATAAAAAAATAGAAGAGCTCACAGATCGCTTGCTAGAGCTGTCTAATACAATTATGCATAAGGAGGTGGAAGCATGATAGCTAGCGGGACAATAATTATTGATGGACAGACATACCGTAAGGGAGATGTTATACACGATTTAGGCGGCTGGGATTGCATAGATACGGACGGAAGCAAGCGATATTACTGGGGCAAGTCTTCCGAAGTGGATAAATTACCTCATTATGTTGCAAGTGGTTCGACGGCGCTATGCGTAGACACAGGGCAATTATATGGCTTTTATGCCCCTGATAGCAAGTGGTTTTTACTTTAGGGAGGTGTAGAGCATGAGGAAAAGTGGTTTAACGGGAGATGAGGCGTATATACTCTCGAAACAGAGGAAAACAACAGAAGACCTTGGTCCGCTAAAAAAAGAAATTAGTTTGATAAAGGAAGATTTATCTAACAAAATTACAAAGTTCTATGCATCAAATCAAGGCGAAACCCATCTTGCCGATTCTGACAATGGAAAGATTATGAATATGATGCTGTATGGCAAGTCAGAGCAGTTTACTACTATTGGGAAAAACCTCCTTAAAATTAAAGACGGTACACAAACACTACGAGGAGTAACAGTTACCGCGAAGGATGGAGTAGTTGCGTTGAAAGGAACTGCAACAGAATCGGGATGGGCAGTGCTTACCGTTGATTCTTTTGTGTTAAATGGGACGTACATCCTTAGCTCTAATATTACTGCTAATATTAGAGTATTAGTAGCGAACAAATCATTCAAAACTGTTCTGGAACAGGGCAAATCAGCTACCTTAGAAAATGTAGAGGCATCCAAGGTGTGTTTTACTATCCCAGGGGGTGAAACCTATGACATTTCTAATATTCTGATTCAGATAGAAAAAGGCTCTGTTGCCACTTCATATGAACCCTACACCGGTGGTATTCCAAGTCCGAACCCGTCATATCCGCAGGAGATTAAAAGTGTTGTAAATCCGATTGTAAAATTGTCAAACGAAGATGGAACACAATTTGAGACTGTCACTCTTCCATACACGTTAAACGCAATTCCGGTCTCAAGTGGTGGCAACGTCACAATCAATGGACAGCAGTATATTGCAGATTATGTGGATGTGGAACGTGGGAAACTGGTAAAGAGAGTATATGAATATGTTTTTTCTGGTAAAGAAAGTTGGAGTGTTGCTACAGATGGTGCACAGTATCTGCAATGGAGTGTAGGTGGTAACCCCGGCATTATAGGTAGCGAAGATGTCAAAAAATGTCTATGTTCTTGCCTGATTGCAAACATATTGAATACAGCGAGAAGAGGTGAAAATTATATATCGACTCAATTCTATGATAATAAGTGTAGAATCTGGGTTTCTGCTAATGTTGCAACAAGTAAATTAACAGGAGAAAAAGTATTTTTAGCGTTAATAGTTCCAGAAGAAATCTCCCTTACTCAAGAAGAAATTCGGGCATTTAAAGAATTAGCCGCTTACTACCCCACTACCAACATCAGTGTCAATAGCGAACAAGTTGACGGATATACGATATTCAATTATCCAATTTCAATGCAAAATGGTTGGAATTATGTAAAACAACAACTCAACGACAATCGAGATTATATCTATGACATGGATTTACAATCAGCAGAAGCCTACGTTAACAGCGAATATGCAGTAGCATTAACAGAATTGGAGGTATGATATATGTTATATAGAACATTATTAAAACTTAAAAAAAGAAACGGTCTGACAGACGATTTAAAGAATAAGATCGATATTTTCTTTGCGACTGGCAGGATTACTGAGGAACAGTACAATGAGCTGATGGATATCGTGGTTAAAGAAGAACCAAAAGTGGAAACTAATTAACTAAAGAGGGCTTTAATTAATTTATAAAAACAAAAGAAAAATAATTTTTAAGGAGGAATGGAGATGGTAGATATTATGTTGCCTTTAATAACTTGTATTTTTGTAGTTTTTGATTTGGCTAGTGGTGGAGTAGCAGCCTGTGCTAACCACAAGTGGAAATCCTCAGAAATGAGGAAAGGATTGTATCACAAATTCGGCTCTATCATGCTTGTGGTGCTTGCGTATCTTATCGACTACGCCCAGAAATATGTAGACTTGGGCTTTCGGGTGCCTATTGCCGCAGGTGTGTGCGTCTACATCATTCTGATGGAGCTTGGTTCCATCGTGGAAAACATCGGCAAAATTAACCCTGATTTGCTCCCAGACAAAGTTAGAGCGATTTTAGGACTGGACAAAACGAAATAAATTTACGTAATTTTTGCGTGTTTGAGGTGATGCAGTGAACAGAAGTTTGATAAAAAAACTCTGGAAATTAGGCGATAAACAATTTATTGATTACGCCTTGTCGTGCGCCCGTTTAACCTTGCGGGAACGCGAAACTGTACAGTACTTGCTTTTTGATGGATTAACGCAGGAGCAAGCCGCCGAGAAAATGGATATAAGCACGAGAGGATTACAGGGGCTGTGGAGTTGCGCCGTGGAAAAGATTTTGTTAGTTCCCGGCACGATCCCGTACATAAACAGTCTTTAAAAAAACTAAAGATAATTTAAAAATTGCGCAGAAATAAGCACACTGTCTTCGTGGTGGTGTGCTTATTTTTTTGCGATAATAAAACTATAAGGAGGGCGGAGAGATGTATCAATATTGGAATCCAAATCCTGCGGCGGCAAAAGTGGGGGATTGTACTGTACGTGCTATCTCAAAGGCTATGGGGCAGACATGGGAAGAAACATATATACAGCTTGCGCTGTACGGCTTGATGCTGTCAGATATGCCCTCGGCTAACGCAGTGTGGGGTGCATACCTCAAAGACAATGGATTTAGCCGTTATATAATCCCGGAAGAATATATGACCTGTACCGTCTCGGAATTTGCAAACAACCACCCGGAAGGGGCTTATATTTTAGCACTGTCAGGACACGTTATAGCGGTAATTGACGGCAATTACTACGACACGTGGGATAGTGGAGCAATGACACCTATCTACTACTGGAAAGAAGGAGGAAAATAAATGTTCGGTTATCCACAATATCCACAACAGTATCCACAGTACGCACAATATCCACAGCCGGATTATCTCGATCAACTAAATCGACTAAAACAACAGCAAGCACCACCCCAACAGATGCAACAACAATCCAATCCGGATGAGCGTATTTGGGTGCAAGGACAGGGTGCGGCGGAGGCGTATTTAGTAGCACCAAATTCTTTTGTCCGCCTATGGGACAGTCAGGCACCGATTTTTTACGAAAAAAGAGCAGACCAGACGGGCAGACCGTTTTTAGAGGTGTTTGAATACAAGCGCAAAGGCACAGATTCGCCCACAGCGGAGCTTTCGCAATCTAGTCAACCAATCAACTACGAGGAACGCTTAAACGCCCTAGAAAGGCAAATGGAGACGTTAAGAAGGAGGGTATTAAATGAATCTCAATCCAATGCAGATGATACAGCAGTTTCAACAGTTCAGACAGCAGTTCCAAGGGGACCCGAAACAGGAAGTGCAAAACTTGCTAAATAGCGGGCAAATGAGCCAGCAACAGTATAACCAGTTGCAAGGTATGGCAACGCAGTTTCAAAACCTTTTAAAGGGTTTTAAATAAATAAAAAGGAGTGATTTCATGGGATTAACAACAGACGGAATGAGCCCGGCAGATTTGGCGGCAGTCACAGGCAACAACAACGGCGCATTTGGCGAGGGTAACGGTGCTTGGTGGATTATCATTCTTTTCCTCTTTATCTTTTGTGGATGGGGAAACGGAAATGGATGGAATAATGGTGGCGGAGGAGTGGCAGATAACTATGTATTAGCTTCTGATTTCGCAACCTTACAGCGCCAGATTGATAGCGGCATTTCCTCCCTTGAGCGCAAGAGTGATACCATCAATAGCGGTATTTGTGACGGATTTTATGCGGTGAATACCTCTCTTCTCAACGGATTTGCAGGAACAAATAGCACAATCCAGCAGAACGGGTATGATACACGAAACGCAATCCAGCAGGGACAGATTGCAGATATGCAGAGTTTTAACGCATTACAGGCGCAGTTAGCACAATGCTGTTGTGATAACAAACAGGCTATCGCAGGCGTTAACTACAACATGGCGATGAATACCAATACAATTCAGCAGGAAGTTGCAAGCGGCTTCTGCCAGACAAACTTTAACAACGCAAACAACACAAGAGACATCATTGACAATCAGAACAACAATGCTAGAGCTATCCTCGATGCCCTCACGGCGCAGAGAATCGAAGCTAAGGACGCTAAGATTGCCGAGCAGAATCAGCAGTTATTTGCGGCACAGTTAGCGGCCTCTCAGGCATCACAGAACGAAACCTTAAAGGCGTATATGCAGGGACAGTTTACTTACTACAATCCTAGACCGGTCCCAGCTTTCCCGGTTTCCGCACCATATCAGTACGGTAATTGCGGATGCAATACCGGTTGCGGATGCTAAAATTTTATAATTAGCAGCTTCCTGCGTTGACGGGATTGTTCGGCTTGTGCCGATGATGCTTATAGCGGCGGGGCAATCGTTCCGCCGTTTATTATTTAAAAAAAGGAGTGATATAACGTGGCAGAATTTACCAATAGTAATATTGTAACCGTAGCGGCGGGGCAGAATTTACCGCTCACAGAGACAGCCGTAAAGTGTGGCAGCTGTATTGCACACCGGGAGGGGGCAGGAATTGTGACCCTTAGAGGCCTTACAAACCAGTGCAGAGCGCGCTATAAGGTCAGCTTTGGGGCTAATATCGCGATAGCTGACGGTGGAACTGTGGCACCTATTTCCATTGCCTTGGCAATCGCCGGAGAACCATTAAATAGTGCGACAGCAATCGTAACACCTGCGGCGGCGGGCGAGTATTTTAATGTATTTACGGCGGCGTTTATTGACGTGCCACGTGGATGTTGCATAACGATCGCGGTCGAAAACACGTCTACGCAGGCAATTAATATAGCAAATAGCAATTTAATCGCCGAGAGAGTAGCATAAAGGAGGGTGAAAAATGGAATCATTACACAAATTAAAAAAGATGATGTGCAGAGAGTTGGACGAGATTTCGAACAAAGGCGATATGAGCGCCGGGGATTTAGAAGCAGTTCACAAACTGACAGACACAATTAAAAACATCGACAAGATTATGTACCTGGAAGGCGGCAGCGAATACAGCCGTGGCGGTGACTGGGACGCGTCAGGAAGATATAGTCGCGGGCGTTATCCTGATATGGATTACGGCGACTATAGCAACGCCCGTAGAGGTCAGCACTATGTGAGGGGACATTACTCTTACAACGATGCAAAAATGCAGGTAAAAGAAACTATCAAAGACATGATGCACGACAGTAATCTGTCTAGTACAGATCAGGCAGCACTAGGCAGAGCATTAGCAGAATTAGACCGATAGAAGAAAGGGGTGCCGCAATGATTAATATGGACGAAATTAATGCCGAAATTGCGGCATTAGAGGCAGGAAAAACAACCTACGCCACTTGCGAACGGCTTTCGATTTTATACAATGTACGCAATAATCTGGAACCAGATAAGGCACCAAACCAGCCAACACCAAAAACAGCATATTATTCTTATGCATCCGAGCCAGAATCTGAATTTAAAGAGGTAGCCCGGAAAGCAGACTTTGAGCACTTATTACGCGTGCTTGACGAACACATGAAAGCCATTGAAGCAATGTATCCGCGAGAATATCGTTCGGTTTTGCGAAAAATAAAAGAGGGCGCTTGAAACGTCCTCTTTCTTTCTGTATAATGTAAGTGCATCTCCTTTATTTTCAATATTTTGTTATACAGTAACTGGTTCTAACCCGGTGGTTACGGCTAGTTACTGTATAACAAAAACTAAAAAAATATAATATCCTCCACAAATTCGTTGGGGGATATTTTTATTTCTTTTACAATACTTTTCCAAAACACCTGCTTACCTTGCTCGTCTAACTGCATATACATATCTTTCCAACCGTCAGGAAATTTACTTTGTATTTTTTTCTTAGTTTCTAGTTCTTCCGTTGCGGCGGTCTGGGATAGTTCTTTTAATTCCTTTGATATAGCCTCGTATCTTTCGTCGTAGTATTCTTCTGTTATCCTGCCTTTTTCAAACATCTTGTTGATTCTCCCCAACTCACTGGATAATTTTTTCTTTCTCTTTCCCACATCGTTTCCGGCCGCCTTCACACGACCTTCCGCCCTTAATACATCTAACTGTATTTTTTCTTCGATGTGATTAAGCATATATGTTTCTAATTTTGGTTCAGATCGCGTGTATGTTTTGTGCTTTTTCGCAGCAGATCGGGGGCATTGATACACTTTATACCTCTTTTCTTTCTTGGCCATCGTGCGCCCAGAAAATCTGTAACCACAAATCGGGCAACGTATCAGCCCGGAAAAAATATAAATACGCCTCTTGCAATCTATCCAACTTTTCTGGCTAGACACCTCTTTAATTCTTTGCGCCTGCTCCTCTGTTATGTATGGCTCACAGTAGTTCTTTACGCCGTACATTTCCCCATGGTAGGCCGGACTGGACATAATTTTGACTATCCTGGTTCTAGTCCTTATAAAATCAGGGTATTTGCTCAAAATGTAATCGGCTGTTTCCATTTTGGAAAAAGTCTGAAAATAATGCTCAAACATATCCTCAATTATTCCTCGCATCTTCTCGTCTTTTACAATCTTTTTCCCTTCTACGCGATAACCTATCGGCACTTTTCCACCTATATACTCTTTGTTCTGTCGCTTAAACTCCATAACAGACCGTATTTTCTCGCTGTCTCTGTCTGCTTCCGCCTGCGCTACGGACAGCATAATATTTACTTTAAAAATCCCCTGGCTTGTCTCCGTCTCATAATCCTCCCAGATAGCCCTCCAAGGCACTTTACACGCATCAAGGACACTTTGTACCTCGTAGTACCCCGCAACGGCTCTAAACCACCTGTCAAGGCGTGTGAAGAGTATTATATCAATATCATGTTTCTTGCAATCCTCAAGCAACTGTAAAAGGGCGGGGCGTTTCGTGTATTTTTTACGTGCAGATATGCCGGCATCATTATAAATACCGGCAACCATATATCCTTGTTTTTCACAATATTTTTCAAGCGCATCTATCTGCGAATCAACGGACAATCCACTGTTCTTCTGCTCTTGCGTGCTTACTCGCACGTATAAAGCGGCTCTTTTCATTTATTTCCCTTCCTGCCTTCGTACCTCCGAGGCGGGTGCTGCTAATTATAGCTGCTAAGTCTATCCATTAGCTTTTTTCTTCTTAGTTTCCCATTGTTTGGGATAATGTTCTGCGTACCATTCCAAAAACGGACCATGCAATTTTTCTTCCGCCTCCTTTCTTGCAGCAACAGCATCTTTTTTATCACTATAATAACCAAAAAAATAATTTTGTCCCTGGAACATCATCGCCGCATACCATTTTTGCTTTCGCTTATTGTAGTACACTCCTGTAGTTCCGGATGTATTATTTTTCCTGACTCCCTGTGTGAGATCGGTTACCAACGTGCTCTCCACCAAATAGGGATTGTTGAAAAAACCTTTATGACATTTTCTACAGGAGCGAGTATTTCCACTCTTCAAATTATTCGATTTTACGCTGACGATGTTCCCGCAGTCACACCTACAAAGCCATTTCCCGTCCTTGTCATAGTCGGTAACAGTTAACGAGCCAAATCTTTGTCCACGAATGTCTTTTTTAAATTTTTGTCCGCACACTTGACACCTTGTAGTGTCTTTTAATTGTGTGCTACGTAACACTTGCTCGCGCCCGCATTTAATGCATTTGCATCTATACATTTTGTTCCCAAGGTATTCGACAGCCTGCATATCACCGCGGGTTACCCCTACCAATGATCGTCTAGCCATATTATTTCCTCCTAAAAGATATATAAAACCTCTGCGTCCTCCATGATGATGTCGCCATCGTTGATGTCATATTCTACGCGATCAGAACCGAGAACAACAAATTTCTCCTCCGGAAGACAGCAAGGATATTCTTTTTTAAATCTTTCAATGGTCTTCTTGATGACCTCAAGATTTCCCTCGTCGCTGTCCATGTCGTCAAAAAGGATGGCTCTTGCGGACGTTCCGTCCATCACCTCTGGCTCTGTTTGGTATGATGATAAATCATTCTCAACGTCCCAGTAAAAGGAATTGCGGGCGATGTCACCGACTTTATAATCTTCATCGGAACAGGTTCTTCTAATTCCAAAACTATCATAGCTGCTATTTTTGATTACTTCTAAAACTTTTTCGTACATTTTTCTTTCCCCTTTTTAGTAAACTACACACTCTTTAGCTACAACTGCTCTGAGATTTTTAAGGGTAGATACCCATACTTTCTTAGCTGAGTCCCATTTTGCAGCGAAGATGTATTTGATATGTTTTCTTCCTTCGTAAGTTTCTCCGGAGATTTCTCCGTTTTCAAGGTTGATTGTTAAGTCATGACCGTTGAACATAACGTCAACTACTTCTGGCATTTCTTTAGCTAATACTGCCTGTTTAGCTTCTCTCCATGCATCTCTTAAGCAAGCGCTGAAGCTCATTCTAGGATATCTTTTCTTTGTTTCCCATGCGTTTTTCATAATGTTTGATAAGTTGTATCTTTTTACTGATTTTTTCATTTCTTTGTATCTCCTCTCTTGATTTAATCCTATTGTACACGATAATGACTATTATGTCAAGAGAAAAATACACGAAAATATATTATTTTTTATATTCCACGATGTCGCACACCTGACAGTCCAATTTCTCGCACAAATACATAATTGTATCTATGTTCACGTTCCTGTCATGTCGTAACTTGTTGACCAGCGCCGGGGAAAGATTAAAACTTTCCTTATCTAATAGGTTGGAACGCTTTAATCCTCTGCGTTCTAGCGTGTCCCATAAATTACTATATGAGATACTGCCTTTATATATGTTACTTCTTTTTCTTGCTCGTGTTTCCATTTTGAAACCTCCTTTAATCGTTATAAATATATAGTACATTATTTTGAAATAAATATCAAGAAAAAAATAATATATTTTCGTGTATTTTTCTCTTGACACAATAGACATTATCGTGTATAATAAGATTAAATCAAGAGAGGAGATACAAAGAAATGAAAAAATACAATTTATCAAAAATTATGAAAAGAGCATGGGAGTTAGTTAAAAAGGCAGGTCTTTGCATCTCCGAAGGATTAAAAAAAGCATGGAAGGAAGCAAAGCATATGGGAGAAATCACAAAAGGTTCCGTAAAACAGATTGCATGGGCGAAAGACATTAAAGAAGGCATGATCAAAGCGTTGAATATCAGTTTAAAAAACGAAAAAGAAAGTGGAAGTAATTATTTTGTTTCAATTAGAGAAAAAAATTTAATCGACATCGAAAAAATAAGTGATGCTAAGTGGTTTATTAATCTTTTTATAACTGCTAAAGAAATTTACAAGGCTGAAATTTGCTTCGGAAACTATATGACAAAAGAAGGATTAGCCGATGATTATGCTAGTCTTGTAAGTTCTAAATTGATGGAAACTTTTTAATAAGGAGGAGAAAAAAATGATGAAAGAAGCAGAAAGAGCAAAAAAAGAAATGTTGGATTTTTTGAAGAAAAATGAATCTGTAGGAACTGCAAAAGAGGACTTTTGCGAACTTAAAGAGAAAACAGAACAAGCTTTCTTTGTATCACTCGCGCTGGATTTGCGAGAAAGACGGGCTAAACTTTGGATGAAAGGAAAACATGATGAAGTAGATTCATGGGCACTGTCAAAAATTCACGAAGCGTTAGTTTCTGACAGAAAAACCGAAGTAAGAAAGATAACGGACATGGTAGAAAAAAACACTCACGCCGCCCTGCGGAAACGATTTCCTGATTTGTACGATTTCCTGTACGCCTGCAACGACGAGAAAACAGAAAACAAACAAAGAGTGCATGAATTACACAAACTGGGATACACAGCAGAAGAATTATGGGATATGCCGCATGAGGATGTGGGAGAAGATTATTTACAGATGCTATTAGACACAGAAAAAAGAGGCTGAAAACAGCCTCCTTTTCCATTGACTTAATAGTCAACAAAATAATTTCTACTCACACGCATATACAATATGCGGACAACTATATTATAGCAAAATATTATCGCAAAGTCAAGTAAATACCCGCCGCGGAGGTTACGAAGGCAGGAAGGAAAAAAACATGAAAAAGTATAACGTATATAAAGCTACACGAGAAATTAAAGAAAGAGACATTTCAGAAATAGTGCAGGGGTGTACATTTTTCTGCGATGATGTTTTCGAAGAATTAATAAAATCTTGTGACACATTAGAAGAAGCAAGAGAAGTTTTAAAAAAATATAAGACAGATATTACCTATTATTCCGGAAATACCGAAGACTGCTACCTGATTACGGAATACTGTATTTTGCCAGAAATCTATGACGAAGACGGCGAGATCGTGGAGTCTGGCGACATCGAAGAAATTACAGAAATGAAAATCGGTGTCGAGGACGAAGAGTGGAACATTGTAAAAACATTTGATAATCTAAAAGAGGCGGACGATTTCATACATAGTGATGAGAGAGAATTGGCACTGGTATATTAATTCAGAACGAAAGCACTTGTTTCGACAGGTGCTTTTTATTATTTTGAGAAAAAAGAAAAAAGGGAAGAATTGTTTCTTCCCTCTTGTTAGTCGTCCTATTAGTGGACTAATTATTTTAAATTAATGGTTACTTTCTTGTCTGTCCAGAATGAAGCTCTATACTCTAAAATCACTTTCTTTGCATCTTTTGGCACTTCGTAATATGCTGTAAAGCTTACGTTCTTTCCTGGAGACAAATTAGTGTTAACAAAATCACTGTTTCCTATGTATTGCTGTTCGCAAGCTGAATTATCTGCATAGCAACTGCAATCAGATACAGATACATATTTGTCACCTTTTTCTGCAATATTTTCACAAGTAAAGTCTACAGCTACATATTCGCATCCATCTTTTGCAGTAAAATATTGTCCGGCATCATATCCAAATTCAGCCTTTTTAGCAGTTACTTTTAAACCGTCATTTTCAAAAGATTCGCCAACCTTTACGCTGTCTTTCTCTTTTGTTTCTTTCTTTTTGGCAGTTTCTTTCTTAGCCGCTGTTGTTGCGGCGGTACTCTTTGAAGAATCAGTGGAAGAACTATCATCATCACCACCACCCATTGCCATACCTAAAACAGCCAGAAAGATGATAATGATAATTACCCATTTCATCTTGCCGCCTTGTTTCTTCTGACAATGAGGACACACTTTAGCTTTTGCGTCAATTTCTTCTTTGCAGTACTTGCAAACTTTAGTTTTTTCCTTGCTCATAGTTTCTTCTCCTTTTTTATTATTACCATATTGCAAATATTAGCAAAATAGTTTGTTGCAAATAAATTATATAATAAATAAAATGATTTGTCAGTATAAATTTAAATAAATCCGCATATTTCCTTTAACAAAAACATAAAAATATTTATAACAAATTAAAAAAAGGTGGGGTTGCATGGATTACAAGAAAGAAATTATTAAAATGCTTGATATGGCAGATGAGCGTTGTTTGCGGCTCATCTACGTACACATCAAGGCTTTACTGGGGCTGAAATAATCAGCCCTTTTTGTTTTCTTGCATTAGCTCCACCATCTTTTGAAGAACTTCCCAGTCAGATTCATCTAACGCCGAAAGCATCGAAATAAATTTCTTTTTAAAAGAATCTTCCTCGCTTTTCAGTACATCACCGACAAAATTTTCTATCTGTTCATCTCTTGTTAATTCGATAAACATTTCGCCGTTTCCAGTTCGCAGCCAGTTTTCATTGACGTTAAATTTAGAGCATATGTCCTGTATTGTTCTTTCACTAGGCTGTTTAACCCCTGAACATAATTGCGATACAAAAGCCTGTGATACATTAAGCTTTTCAGCGAAAGCTGTTTTTTTCATCCCAAGACTCTTTATCAGATAATCAATTCTTTCGTTAAGAAGATTCATTTTTGACACCTCCTTTCTAATTAGTATAGTACACCATAGTAATTACAAAGTCAATAAAAAATATAACTGAGTTATAAAAAACTATTGACAATTTATCTGAGTTATGATAAAGTATAACTAAGCTAAGAAACACAAGACAACCAAACAGGAGGGAAAACATGATAACAAGAGAAGATTTAGCAAATAAGAAAATTGATAAGCTTGAAAGTATTGAGCAGGCGAAAGAAATGATTAATTTATTAACTTACGATGAATGTTTAGCCGCTTTAAACGGTACAAAGAACATCCCTCATGAACTTTATTCAGCATTAATGGCAAGAGCAAAAGAAGCAAACAATGGTAAAACAACACTTGCACTTGTAATCGCAGGATTACAGAACATTTCAAATTAGCCGAAACGGTCAGAAATGACCGTCTGCCGGGAATGACCGCCCGGTACTGATGATGGCAGGTCGAGAAAATCAAAGCAAGCAGGAAAGACCGGGTGAAGCGATAGGGCTACACACAAGTGACATGGTGGTCAGGCTGAAACAATCAGACAGAGTGTGTGAAGAATAAACATGACCCGGCAAAACAGTTGAAGAAAGCAGGAACAGCAGGACAAGGAAGCACAGTGTTTATACTTTAGAAGAAAATAAACAGTCCGAACCAATCGGAACTTTACTCCTTAACCAAGAAGCTGTTAAGCGGAAGAATCAACGAGCGAGAGGACACAGTACTTTGATTTTCTAAAGCCATAGAAAGTGAGGTGTTAAAAATGTCAGAAAAAGAAAAACAGATTCTTGAAGCTATAACAAAAGCTATTCCTAATATGTCTGAATTTAATAAAGGCTACTTGCTTGGCATGGGCGAGGCGATGGCGAGCAATAAAAAACAGGAATGTGAAGAACAGAAAGAAGGCGATTAAATGAACGGTATTACAACATTTGAAAACCTTGAGTTTGGAGCAATTCGAACCAAGATAATTAAAGACGAACCGTACTTCTGCTTGCCAGATGTTTGCGGAGCGTTAGAAATTAAAAATATCAGTCAGTTAAAAACCAGACTGAATAAAGATGGGGTCATTATTAGTGAGGTCATCGACAGTGTAGGCAGGAGACAAAATGCAAACTTTGTGAACGAACTTAATCTTTACAAAGTAATCTTCCAGAGCCGCAAAGAAAGTGCAGAACGCTTTACCGATTGGGTAGCCGGAGAGGTTCTTCCGTCCATCAGAAAGACAGGGAGCTACCAGAAACAGTTATCCCCTCAAGAAATGATGCGTATTCAGTTGGGCATGATAGACGACCACGAAGACCGTATAAAGAGCCTTGAAAGCAACATGGTAATTGACTACGGACAACAACAGACACTACGACAGCACGTCAATAAAGCTGTTTTAAACGCATTAGGCGGCAAGGACACAGAGGCATATGCATATATCAGCAAAGTTGTATTCGCAGAATGCAACAGGGATTTGCAAGACAGATTTAAAGTCAACAGCCGGAACAATATCCTTCGTAAACGATATGAGGAAGCTATTGACTATGTAGACAACTGGGAGCCGAAAACAAATACAAAACTGAGAATTGACGAATATAACCGTCAACAGAGATTTGAGGTATAGGGGGTAAAAATGAAGGTTATGTACAATTTACTGACCATCGTGTCAGTAGCGTTGATTATCTGGATCTCGTCCAGTTGGGCTGGCGTAATGACACATACTGCTGGAAAAGATTACAGCAATTATAATTTTTTCGTGATGTTAGGGGGTGAATAAAAAAATGAATGAGCCTCCAAGAAAAGAGTATGTTATTAGATTACTCTACACCCTCTTAGGACGACAACAAGGTGTAGAGTATGACAAAGTGTTCTACATAGATAAAGACGGCGTAGAACATGAGGTAAAAAAGGAAGAGCCCTACCATTAAGCTCTTACGATAAATCATACAAGTAAATCATACAAAAGACTTGGCAATTTGTCAAGATAGGAGGTAGACATGGCAGTAATGAGAATAAATAAAACGACAGACTACACCGTTATGTCGAATTATCATTTTAGAGAAAAGGATATGTCTTTAAAAGCAAAAGGTTTGCTGAGTCTTATGCTTAGTTTACCGGAAGACTGGGATTTTACAGTTAAGGGGCTGGCAAATTTAAATAAAGACGGCGTAGACGGCGTAAGAGCCGCATTAGAAGAGTTAAAAACGTTCGGATACCTGAGAGTGACTCGTGAGAGAAACGAAAAAGGACAGGTAAGCGGTACAGTTTACGACATTTACGAAAAGCCAACACAGGAAAAGCCTGTATTGGAAGAACCTAAAGAGGAAAAGCCTATATTGGAAAAGCCAACACAGGAAAAACCTATACAGGAAAATCCAACGCAATTAAATACTAAAGGAATAAAATACTTAAATAATAAAATACTTAAGGAATCAAGTACTAAAGGAATAAAAGAGAGTGCGCGCGCAAAGAAAGAGCTGGAACAGTATTTCGAGGATGAAGAACTTAACTGCAAGTTTTTGGAATTCCTTGCTATGCGTAAGAAAATCAGAAAGCCAGTAAGAACAGACAGAGCCTTGAAAGCTTTGCTTAAAAAATTACACGAGCTGTCCGGCGGAGATTTGGGAACGATGAAAAAAATCATAGACCAGTCATTGGACAAGGAGTGGTTAGGATTCTTTGAGCTGAAGACAGGTAACGACAACACGAAGAACATTAACGACCGACTGTATGGAGATATACAGCACTGGGCAGCACAAAAAGAACAGGAGGGAGGCGGAATGTATGACGATTTCGGAGTTTTCTAAAATCGTAGCCGCACTAAAGACCGTTTATACGTCTCCGGGGTTTGTTCCCAACGAACAGGCGTTAGACATGTGGTACCGCTTGGTAGGTAAAAATAACGACTACCAGACAATAAGCGTAGCGGCACAGATGTACATGACAACAGGCAAGTTTCCACCAACACCGGCAGACATTTTAGAGTGCGCCAGTAAACTCAAGGCAGAAAGCAGCTACCTGAGCGAGCAGGAAGCATGGGCGACAGCGGCAAAGGCGTGCAGTAATGGGATTTACGGTTACAGAGAGGAGTTTGACAAACTGCCCCCTACGTTGCAAAAGGCGGTAGGAACGCCACAGACGCTCCATGACTGGGCGGTAGTAGATTCAGCGGACTTCCAGACGGTCATACAGTCAAACTTCCTCAGAAGCTACAGAGCGGCGTTGGTAGCACAAAAGGAGATAGACAAGTACCCACCGAAGCTCCAAGAAATGATAAGAGCGGTGGGAGCGATAGAGCGAAAAGAAACAGTACCAGAACTTCCCACACTAGGAGAAATAGTTGGGCGGTTAGAACAGGATAATAAAAATTATACCCCGGAACAATGTAGTGGAGCGTTGGGGGACTGGATAGCAGGAAAGAAGGAGAGGTTAGGTTATGAATAACACAATGATTAATGCGGTTGGATTTCCGGTGAGGGAATACGACGACGAAGTAATAGGGAAAGGAGAAATCCTGGCAGAAGTCACGATTGCTGTCAAAGACAAAGAAGTGGCACAGGGACTGCTTGAGCTGTTTAGACTTGGCGTTGAAAGAAGCAACGATATGAAAAAGATAGAGGCATACGCCAGAGGATACAATGAACTGAGCAAGGCTATTAAAGAGGCATGGGGGTCAGAAAATGGAACGAGGATTTGACCCGGCTAGAGAGTACTTAAAGACACAGTGCCTTGAGGCGGAATACGAGTGCAGAACAGCACACAAAGCAATCAAACGAGGTGCGGCAAACTACAACGAATACGAGAGATATGAGGAGGAATTAGAGCAATGACACTATACGAGATTGACAGTGCGATCATGGATTGCGTAGACGAGGAGACAGGAGAAATTATTGACCTTGAAAAACTTGAGGCTCTCAACATTGAGAGAGACAAAAAGGTGGAGGGAATCGCGCTGGCGGTAAAGAATTATGCCGCAGAAGCAAAGGCGATCAAAGAGGAGGAAGAAAAGCTTGCGAAACGCCGTAAAAGTTGCGAGAACGCCGCACAGAGGTGCAAGGAGTATCTAAAACAAGCCCTTGGTGGCGAAAAGCTTAAGACGGCAAGAGTCAGTGTGTCCTACAGAAATAGCGAGTCTGTGGCTATTGACGATTTGGACAGTCTGGCAGAGGAATACATCAGAATTCCAGAGCCGCAGGCGGACAATACAGCGATTAAAAAGGCAATTAAAGCCGGGAAAGAGGTCACGGGGGCACATATTGAGGCTTCGAAGAGCGTGATAGTGAGGTAAGAAAGATGGGAGATGTTTACACAAAGTTACAAAAAATTCAGGCAGAATTAAAGGTGCCCAAGAGTAAATACAGTGAGTATGGCGGCTATAGCTACAGGAGCTTAGAGGACATCTACGAGGCGGTAAAGCCTTTATTGGACAGGGAAGGCTTAATATTAGCCGTAAACGACGAAATTATTATGCTGGGCAACCGATTTTACATAAAGGCGACAGCAATTTTAAAAGACATAGAAAGCGAGGGCAGTTTTTGCACTACAGCATACGCCAGAGAAGAAGAAAGCAAAAAAAAGATGGATGCAGCACAAGTTACCGGCTCAGCATCGAGCTACGCGAGAAAATACGCTTTAAATAGCTTGTTTCTTCTGGACGATTCCAAAGACGCGGATACAGACGAATATAAACGCAACGAGGTTGTCACAGAGAAAGAAGCAAAACGGCTCTATGATCTGATGCAAAAAAAAGGAATGACGGAAGCCCAGATCAAAGAATGGGCAAGTCAAAGAGGTTTAAAATCACTGTATCAGACGACACAACAACAATATGCCGAAGCCATGAAGGAATTAGGACTAAAATAGCATGGATTTAACTGGGAAAATAAAAAACTTAGCGGTGGATTATTTTAGCAAAAAGATAACAGTTACCCTGGAAATCAACGAGGCGGAACGGTTTATAAAGGGCGTGGACGAACTAAAAAAGCTGGAAAAGCTGTCTGTAATAATTAAACCGTTCCGCAAGAAAAGAAGTTTGTCGGCAAACGCCTATTTCCACGTTCTGATCACCAAAATAGCGGAGAAAGTCGGCACGAGCAAGGCGGAAGCTAAAAATTTAATGATAGGCAGATACGGACAGCCAGAGCTGATAAAAGGAGACATAGCAATTTTAAAAACCAATGTTCCAACCGACATCATGTACAAAAAAGAGGACGTTCACACGGTTGCGATAGGACGGCGGCTAGAAAAAGGCAAAGAAGTTCTGTTTTACAGGCTCATGCGAGGCTCACACACCTACGACAGCCGGGAAATGAGCGAACTAATCAAAGGAACGATACAGGAAGCGGAAGACTTAGGAATTGAAACGCTAACACCAAGAGAATTGGAACAAATACTAGGAAAATGGAAGCCAAGAAAGGAAGAAGAGAAATGAAAAAATTTGAATTAACAACAGAATTTATCACAAGTATGTTTGGGAAAAAATTATTTAGAATTAAGGCACTGATTGAATTCGGAAACGTAAAAGCTGGAGAGCTTGGCGGATTTGTTGAGAAAGAAGAGAATCTTTCTCACGATGGCAATGCATGGGTCTGCGGAAATGCAGTGGTCCGCGGAAATGCAGAGGTCTGCGGAAATGCAGTG